CTCGACTATATCTCCCCGATGCAGTCCGAACCGATGCTGGACAGTCCGTTTAAGATCCGGCCTAACCCAGATCAATGACAACTAAGCCCAGAAAGTCCAAAGCCCTACGAGGGGCAACTAAACCGAGGCTCCACAGTCCACTTCTTAAGGGCGAAAACAAGCTGCAAGATGTCAAGGATCTTTGTGAAATTGTAAAGATGCCTTTGATGCCTTGGCAGGAGTTTGTTCTTAAGGACATGCTGACTGTTGATAAAAAAGGAATGTGGATCCGTAAAACGAACCTCATTTTGGTAGCCCGGCAAAACGGCAAGACTCACCTAGCGCGTATGTTGATCTTGGCACACTTGATCAAGTGGAATACCAATGTGCTAATTATGAGCTCAAATAGAAGCATGGCTTTAGACACCTTCCGACAAGTTACTCACCTATTGGAGACAAATGACCACCTCAAAGGATTCGTTAAACAAATCCGACACGCTAACGGAACTGAGAGCATTGAAATGCTATCTGGAGCAAGGCTTGATGTCGTTGCAGCAACTAGAGATGGCAGTCGAGGCAGAAGCGTCAATGGATTGCTCTACATCGACGAAGTACGAGAGATCACAGAAGATGGATTTAGAGCTGCTACTCCAACGACTAGAGCGCACCCAAACTCTCAGACATTACTCACAAGTAATGCTGGAGATGCGTTCTCAACTGTACTCAATGACTTACGAGAGCGCGCCATAGATTATCCACCAAAGTCTTTTGGCTTTTACGAATATTCTGCGCCACAATATTGTAAGATAACTGATCGTGCTGCATGGGCTCTGGCTAACCCGTCTCTGGGATACACCATCACAGAAGAGGCGATTGAAGAGGCGATTGCTACTTCGCCGATTGAAAACACGCGTACTGAAACGCTGTGTCAGTGGATCGATTCGTTAAGCAGTCCTTGGCCTCATGGCGTGTTAGAGGAAACATCCGATAATAGCCTCGAAATGGCTGTGGGGGCTTATACTATATTTGGTTTCGATGTCAGTCCTTCACGCAGGAACGGATCATTGGTCGCAGGACAGCTACTCCCAGATGGGAGGATTGGCATCGGGATCTTAGAGACCTACAGTTCTCAGGTAGCAATCGATGAGTTAAAGATGGCGGCAAGTATAAAGGGTTGGTGTGACATTTATAAGCCACGCCTAGTTTGTTACGACAAGTACGCCACGCAAACAATCGCGGATCGTTTAGCAAACTCCGGAGTTATTACAGAAGATGTCTCAGGCCAGCAATTCTATAAAGCCTGCGGTGATCTGCTAGAGGGTCTAGTCAATCATCGCATTGTTCACAATGGGCAGGCTGAGTTTATTCAGCAGATGAATAATTGCGCAGCTAAGGTCAATGACAGCGCGTGGCGCATAATTAAGCGAAAGTCAGCCGGAGACATATCGGCTCCAATCGGCTTGGCAATGGTTGTAAGCAAGTTGATGATCCCTCAGCCTAAGCCTCAGATATATACTTAGACACGCCCTAGCATATTGTCTAAACTCTTGACAAATGCTACAATTTCTGTCTATGGGTAAATTACTGCAAGCGTTTGGCCTAGAGTCTAAGCCACAACTTAAAGCACAAGCTGCACCTCAGGTATTAGGCGAGTACTCACCTTATGCTATGCCCTTTCAGACTGCTTACATTGGCAGAACAGAAGCAATGTCTGTCCCAGCTCTTATGCGTTGCCGCAATTTACTTGCTGGCACTATTGGTGCAATACCTTTAGAGCTTTACAAAAAATCAACTAATGAAGAACTTGGCTCACCTGCATGGTTAGAGCAACCTTCATATTCACAGCCACGATCAGTGACAATTGCATGGACTGTTGATTCATTGTTGCTATATGGGCAAGCCTTCTGGAAAGTGGTCGAAGTTTATCAGGAAGACGGCCGCCCATCTCGCTTCGAGTGGATCGCTAACAATCGCGTAACAATAACTCTAGATAGCACTAACACCTTTGTGCGATCTTATGCAGTCGATGGCATTACATTACCTATGGACGGTTTAGGATCTTTAGTCACATTCCAATCTCTAAGTGATGGCATCTTGACAACTGGAGCATCAACTATTCGCGCTGCTATCGATGTTCAAAAAGCAGCATCAATCGCAGCAGCTACACCAATGGCAACTGGCTACATTAAGAATACAGGCGCGGATTTAGATCCTAAGGAAGTTTCAGGCTTGCTTGCTGCTTGGCGTAATGCTCGCAACAATCGCTCAACTGCATACCTAACATCTACGCTTGAATATAACCCAGTCTCATTCTCGCCAAAAGAGATGATGTACTCAGAAGCAATCTTTAACTTGGCTACTGAAATTGCGCGTTTATGCAATGTGCCTGCTTACTATGTTTCAGCAGATCAGAACAACTCAATGACTTATGCGAATGTGCAAGATGAGCGAAAGCAATTCTTGACATTATCTCTACAGCCATTCATTACGGCGATTGAAGATCGTCTATCAATGGATGACATTACTGCTCGCGGCAATGTTGTTAAGTTTGATATTGATAAAAACTTCCTTCGCACTGACCCACTGCAAGAACTAGCAGTAATCGAAAAATTACTTAGCCTTAATCTAATTACCCAAGAACAGGCTATGGAAATGACTGATCTAACACCTAATGGAAGTCAAGGTATGCAATGAATCAAGTAATTACCTTCTCAGCTGAACTCACAGCAGACTCAGCAAGTCGCACAGTCTCAGGAAAGATCGTGCCTCTCAATGTTGAAGCAGGATCGACAAACATGGGCAAGGTTATCTTCGCCTCTGGATCAATCGCTATCGAAGATCCTAAGGCAATAAAATTGCTAAGCCAGCATGATGCAAAGAAGCCTCTCGGTCGCATGGTTTCATTTAGCGAATCAGAAGATGCAATTGATGCAGTATTTTCAATCAGCCGATCACAGCGCGGTACAGAGGCTTTGATCCTTGCAGAAGAAGGTTTGCAATCAGGTTTAAGCATCGGGGCAGAAGTCCTAAAGTCAAAGATCAAGGACGGCGTGACTTATGTATCCGCTGCTCGTTTGGTCGAAGTAAGTTTGGTAACAGAGCCGGCCTTTAAGTCTGCCCAAGTTACTGATATTGCAGCAGAAGAATCTGCTGTAGAAGAATCAACCCAACCAACAGAAAGCGAGACAGCCATCGTGGAAGAAACCACTTCAGCAGTCGAAGCAACACCAGTTGAAGCACCAGCGGTCGAAGCTGCTCGCCCAACTGTTTCAGCAGCATACTACACAAAGCCACGCATCGAAGTTACTGCGGCTAAGTACGCAGAAAACTCAATTCGTGCAGCACTAGGAGACGAGACAGCTCGTCAGTACCTATTAGCAGCAGATGACACAACAGACAACGCTGGTCTAGTACCAACACGCCAACTGTCTGAAATCATCAACCCACTTGGAACAACAATCCGCCCATCAATCGAAGCGATCTCTCGTGGAGTATTGCCAGATGCAGGTATGACATTCGAGATCCCAAAGATCACAGCAATGCCAACAGTTGCAGAAATCGCAGAAGGTTCAGCGTTTTCAGATACAGACCAAACAAGTGCATTTTTATCAGTGTCTGTTAAAAAATATGCCGGACAGCAAACATTCAGCGTAGAACTTCTTGACAGAACATCTCCAGCGTTCTTTGATGAACTAGTACGCAACATGGCCGCAGCATACGCAAAGGCAACAGATGCAGCAGTTAATGCAGCGTTGATCTCAGGCGCAACAGCAGACGGCACAACAACAACAACCTACCCAACAGCTTCAGAGTTGCTTGGAATCGTTGCTCGCGGATCAGCATCTGTCTATAACGCAACACTAGGCTTGCCTAACCCATTCGCTCGCAACATGATCGTAAATACTGCACAATGGTCAAACATCATGACACTTAACGACAATGGTCGTCCAATCTACACAGCAACAAACCCAATGAACGCAGGCGGAGCAGTAACTCCAACAGCACTTCAAGGCAATGTCGCAGGATTAAACCTTTTCGTAACACCAAACACAGCTTCTGGAACAGACACAGACGGTTCAATCGTTATTGTGAACCCAGATGCTTACACATGGTATGAGAGCCCTACCTACCGCTTGCGCGCCGAATCAACAGCCGCAGGTCAGGTAACAATCGGCTACTACGGTTTTGGAGCAATTGCTACTAAGGTCGGAGCAGGCGCGTTCAAGAACAACAAGGCGTAATCAGCCACACTTAAGTCGCTCTGGGGAGTAGTAGCCCTCTACTCCCCAGAGTCTTTAGAAAGGATCATCATGGCACTTACAACAGTCTCAGAGCTACGCTCCACCCTTGGTGTAGGGACTTTGTACAGTGATGCCGTCCTGCAAGAAGTATGCGATGCTACGGATGCAGTATTGCTTCCAATGCTATGGAATAACCATGAGTTCAATGTAGCTCATAGCAATACAACGACAGAGGGCACATTATATTTTAATCAATCTATAAAAGATATTTTTTATGTTGGCCAGACAGTTACAATAAGCGGCAATGGTGCGCCACATAACGGTTCTAAAGCAATTACTGAAATGTCAAATACATCCATCACTTATGCCGTTACAGGTTCACCATCTGCTCGGCCAGTTCATTCATTGAGTCCATTTGGTGTAGTAGCAGTGGTGGCAACAACAGACTGGACAACAGACACAGCAGTCCAGCAAGCAGCTTTGATGATATCTGTTGAAATCTGGCAAGCGCGTACAGCCACCCTTTCTGGCAGTAACGCAGTCGATTTCCAGCCGTCCCCGTATAGGATGTCAAGCCAATTATTGGCAAAAATACGGGGGTTGGTTTCTCATGCGCTTGACCCTAGAAGTCTTATAGGCTAGGTCATGCCGCCAGTAGCGATAACAACACTCCGGACTACTTTAGCCACTGCGCTAGTAGATAATTCTAAATGGCAGACTTTTGCCTTTCCTCCAGCCACAGTATTGGCTAACTCTGTCATTGTGTCGCCGGATGATCCTTACATCACGCCTACCAATAATCAGCACATCACTATTAGCCCGATGGCTAACTTTAAGATCATTATGACAGTTCCATTGTTTGACAATGAAGGCAACCTTAACGGGATCGAAGATACTGTTTGTGGCGTGTTCGCTAAGTTAGCCGCATCCTCTTTGGTCTATAATGTAAGCGCAATAAGCGCACCAAGTATTCTCAACGCTGCATCGGGTGACCTACTCAGCTGCGAGATGTCCGTCAATATCCTAACGAGTTGGAGTTAAGAATGTCCGATTGGGAAAAAGAGAACGAAGCCTTTCTGA